TATAGACTCACTAAACACATTACATGACTTACAGACTCACTACTACTTAGGGTTACTTAAGAGTGGTGAGCCTTTAAAGCCTACTGAGTTAGCGGCTATTAATACATTCCTTAAACAGAATGATATAACCGTTGACATAGTAGAGAGTAAGCCTATGATGAGTTTAGTAGATGAACTAAAAGACAGCAATGTCATGGATATGTTTAACGTGTAGGGAGAGCTACGTGAGTGTGGAGGAAAGTAAAGAGATTAAGATACTGGTCAATGACTTCAGGGAGTATTTAAAGTATGTATGGAGAGGTATTAACTTACCTCCTCCTACTCCTTTGCAGTTAGACATGGCTAAGACCCTTATGACAGGGGATAAACGTCTACTATTAGAAGCATTCAGGGGTATAGGCAAGACTTATATTACTGGTGCGTATGTTACATGGAGGTTATTAAGGAATCCTAATGAGAAGGTTGTTATCGTGTCCCAGAGTGGTAGTCACTCAGAAGCTATTGCCCAGTTTATACGTAGGCTTATCTTCGACCTTCCCTTATTGGAACATCTTACCCCCGATGCAGAGATGCGTAATAGTGTTAAGTCCTTCGATGTCACAGGGTGTGAAGTTACTGTACAACCTAGTGTTAAAAGTCTAGGTATTACTAGTCAGTTACAGGGTAATAGAGCTAGTATATTGATCTCAGACGATGTGGAAGGCTTACAGAACAGTGCTACAGAGCTTATGAGAGCTAAACTACTTGCTACTGTGGCTGAGTATGATGCTATCTTACAGACTAATAGTGATGCACAGATCATTATGTTAGGTACTCCTCAGAGTGGAGAGAGTATTTACAATAAGATGAGAGACAAGGGCTTCAGGACTATTGTATATCCTGCTAGGTATCCAGAAGACATAGAGTTGTATCAAGGTACTCTTGCTCCTCATATCAGTCAACCACTAGAAGAAGGTAAAGTACGAGTAGGTGATTGTACGGATGTAAGGTTTACAGACCTAGACCTTGTAGAGCGTGAAGCAAGTATTGGTAGGTCGTGGTTTAGGTTGCAGTATCAGCTAGATACTACGCTTAGTGACAGTGATAAGTTTCCACTCAAGTGTAGTGACTTCATAGTACATGACTTAGACCTTCATAAAGCCCCTGTAGGGCTAACGTATGGCTCTAGGAGAGACTTAATCGTTGAAGATATACCCAACGTAGGGTTTACTGGTGACTGCTTCTACAGAGCATCACACATAGACTCAGAGTATGTCCCGTATGAGTATAGTATTATGGCTGTTGATCCTAGTGGTAGAGGTAAGGATGAGACAGGTTATGCTGTTATTAAGCAGTTACATGGTCTTATTTACATTAGTGAAGTGAGCGGCTTCCACGGTGGGTACACAAGCGAAAATTTAGTGCACCTCGCTCAGGTAAGCAAGAAGCACAAGTGTCAAGTGATGGTTGTGGAGAGTAACTTTGGTGATGGTATGTTTAGTGAGTTGCTTAAACCTATACTTAAGAGTATACATCCCTGTTCAGTAGAAGAAGTAAGAGCAAGTAAGCAGAAGGAACTAAGGATACTAGACATTGTAGAGCCTTTACTTAACCAACATAGGTTAGTTATAGACTACAGTGTAGTCAGTAGGGACGTTAAACAGGGAGTTCAAGACCATAAACTGCTCCCTTACTCCTTGATTCATCAGTTAACACACATAACTAGGGACAGAGGTAGTCTGTATCATGACGATAGGTTAGATGCTTTAGCCCTTGCGTTAGGGTTTATCGTTGAAAACATAGGGGTTAGCACAGAGGATGCGCTAGATAAGTACAGAGAAGAGATGTTAGACAAGGACTTAGAGGACTTTATGAATGGAGTAGGTATAGGAGGAAGGGCTAGTAAACCTAACTTCTTGAACTCTTTTGGTACACTTATACAGTGATATACACAGTGTATGTAAGTACTTGATTTGTAAGGGAAAGTAGGAAGTTATCCACAATCCGTGTTTAAGTGGACACTGTATGTAGGGAGGGGAAAAAGAACACCCCCCCCCCCCCTTTGAACTATAGTCTATAGAACTACTGTAGTAAAGGTGTAGTAGTAATAGGGGTACATACACTGGTACTGTACTGTTGTTAGCATTGAGCCTTGATGTACTGTTGTTAGGAGTAGAAGGCAAGGGAGTGCTAACCATAGGTACAACAGCCCCTACTCCTCCTCACCTGCCCCTGCCACCCCGTATGCGTACATAGAGTACATACAGATGATGGTGTTTTGCATTACATGTCCCCCACAGTCTCCGCATGTAGTGTTCAGCACTATCTTCTGTATGTGCTCTGGCTTGGAGTGTAGCATCTGGTCTAAAAGTGATACAAAAATGTGTGAGGGTATTATATAGGAGGCGCGCCCGACTTCCCCCATAGGGGTCTCGTAAATGATTATCATTCTCATTTAGATTTACATTCACACCGGCCTCATGTGCACCACCATACACGCCACCATGTGCCACAGGTGTGTTGTTTGTACGCAACAATGTGTTGTTTGTACGCAACAATGTGTTGTTTGTACGCAACAGTCAGGGGTGTTATGCATAAATTTTTGACTGAGTCCACGAACACGAATACCTACGCACACGCGCACCACGGGCCGCACCTCACAAACCTACACCACTGCAACGCCACTCCCTCAAACGTGCCACTACCGCGCTCTAAGAAAGTTATCCACAGAGTTATCCACAGGCTAAGTCATTGATTTATAAGGCTTTTCTAATTGAGAACCATTCTCATTTGTAGGCTTGGCACGGTACTTGCTACGTGTGTGCGCGTGGTTCTTTTAATGTAGCCTAGCCACTCGAATTGCAATCTATTTTAATTTATTTTGTAGCTCATGGAATAAAAAGTAATCACTAACGTTGTACTACTTGAACGCCTTGTATTTTGTGCCTTGATAATTAATTTGCACATGGGGGGTTGTGTTCTTTTTCAAGGTGTGAGTATAATAGCTCACCGCCAACGAAAAGCGGCACGTAGAGAACGAATAGAGAACAACAACTTAAAACATGAGGTTATACAATGAAGCAATCTACTTTTAAAGCACTACCAAGAAACGAAGATGGGGACATTAAGGAATTATCAAACGCTTTCATCTTAGGATTTACTGAACTACAACGCTCTAAACTAAGTGAGGATGATTGGCAACGTGTCAATGATATCAAGGAAGAATTAGCACACGAAGCGAGCGGCTTTTCTTTTACCTACACGCCAGAGCCTACGCCAGAGCCTACGCCAGAGCCTACCGACTTGACCGTGGTGCTACCTGAGTTAGTACTGGAAAATGAACAAGCTCAACAGGCCGTGACACGGTTAGAGCGGGATTGCCTCGCATACTGTAAAAGTGACGATGATAGTAAAAAGGCACAGGGTAACGTGACAGAGTTTATCGCCTCCACCCTGTCAGGTACTGGCGGCTTTGACCAAAATATTACCGAGCTACAGGCCGCGATAAACCTTGTTTTATTTCATAATTGGGACAATCAAGTTAAAATTAAGAGCCTATTCAAAAACAGACTGTTCAACTTTTGTGCGGGTAAATCAGAGGAAGGCAAAACCTACCGCGCACAGACAGGGGCCGGTAAAATTGGCATAGCGTGGAAATACAAGGGTAAAGAAAAGTTACTAGCACAGTCTCACTTTGCCCATGAAGCGCGCACTCAGGGCTTATTTACGCCTAACGATGTAAAACAAGCATTCCAACCTATAGTGTTAACGCTTGCGGCCTTTGAGCAAGCCGACAGTGAGCCAGAGAGTGAGTCAGACAGTGAGCCTGAGCAAGCCGCTGAATTTGACGGCATAAAGCACCTTTTAAACGCCTTCGAGGTAGTGCAACAGAAAATTGACAACGGCTCGTGCACCATGTCAGACAGTGAGCTTGCGGCCTTTGACGTAGCACTTGCGGCCTTGACTGCTTAGATTGCAATCTAATTTGTGAGCACTCGCAAGGGTGCTCTAAACTTAAACCTAACAAGAGGGTAACACCATGTACGATTTGAACAGTAGTACCGTAAGAGCATTAAACTTAGATATTAAATCGGCTTTAATACAAAGCCTGAACGCCATACCAAAACTAGAGTTAAACAGGTCTTTTGTCGCAGTTTTATTTGATGGTGCGGAGGTATTGAGAGAGTATCCTTGGGATTATTCTGTGAGTTTAATTGACGCAGATGGGTTTGTAGGGCAAGGGTATACATGGGTGTGCTTCCATCCTGAAGACCTGTACGAAATGCTAACAACAATCTAGACTTTAGATTGCAATCTACTTTAACTATAAACTGAGGGTATAAAATGAACACACACAAAGCAATAAAAGACACTTACCACCTCACACCAGTAAGCAGTAATAAAAAGACAGGCGCAATGGCTGTTAGTACCTTAAACGAAAGCACTTGCCCAGATATCTGCCCCTTAAAAAATAGGGGGTGCATGGCTGACAACTACCACCTGAAAATGCACTGGGATCACGTAAGCACAGGCGAACGGGGGGTATCATGGGACACCTTTATGGGTCAAATACGCAAGCTCAGTGCAGGTAGTAAGTACCGCAACGGGCAAGCAGGCGACCATCCAAAAGACCAAGCACAAGCAGGGGACTACTTAGACGCTACGCGATTAAAGCAACTTGTACGGGCTACGCGTAAGCTACACAGTTTCGGTTATACGCACTTCCCTATCGTAGCAGGTACGCACAGGTATCAAGTCAAAGGAATGACAATAAAAACAGATTGCAATCTAAACCAAGCAACCCACAACTTAGAGCTTGTAAAATACGCTAACAGCAACGGTTACACCTTAAACGCGAGCGCGAACTCAATACACGAAGTTGATGAACTCATGGCAACGGGAACTCCTACTGTCACGCTCATGGCTGACAACTCAAGGAAAGTATCATACACAAAGCAAGGTAATAAAGTCGTTATGTGTCCTGCACAGACCAGTGACCGTGTTACGTGTGCTAGTTGTATGTTATGCGCTAAACCTGACCGTGAGTACGCTATAGGGTTTTATCCTCACGGTTCTAAGGCAAAACTAGCACTTGAAATAGCACAATAAAAACAGATTGCAATCTAAACACAGAGCACGGACGCTCTAAACTTAAACCTAACAACAGGAGACTGACCATGAAAAACTTGCAACCAGAACACAAACTAGTAGGCTTACGTGTCTACGTATACTTTAATCTGCACCGTAAATGCTTTAGCGTTAAAGCCTTAGAAGGCGAACACAAAGGGCGTGTAGTCCATCACACAGGCTCTGTAGCCTTACTTGATGTAACCTTCAAGGTTAGTCAAAAGGGGCGTGAGCGTGTCCTTAGAACGAAACGTAAGAACGTACACGCAGGCGTTAGTGGTACTTTTGTTACTACTAGCCCATGTTACGAGCCTTTGCTTAGGCATTACTGGTGCAAGGGACAGCCCGTGACGTACAACCCGTACAAGTACAAACAGTTTGTAAACGCAGACACGCTACAGCCAGTACACACGGCCGGTGCTGTTATTTTAAACGGCCGCACTATAACGCGGTATGGTGACTATGTAGGGTTAGATTATACCCCTAAGTATTTGACTAGAAACGCACAACTAACAGCAGGAGACTACCCATGAGCTACAAATCAAATCAGTGGTACGTGTGTGACTCGTGCGGTGACGAAAAGCCCGATGCACAGTTTAGCCTAGTATGCGTAGAGTGCTGTTTACAGTGCGAAGACGAGCAAATTAAAGCAGACGAAGAGGAAGCAGAATATGAAGCCGAACAAGCGCAACAGGCCAACGACATTGCGAAAACAAACCTTACCCTACAAGCGCACAACTTGTAAGCGTGAGCGCGAAGTCAGAGCACAGAGACAAGCTCATGAAGCATTTAAACACAACTTGGTATACTAACGAAGGAGAGTAGCATGATTAAAATAAAACACAAAGGGGTACGTACCACTGTAAAAACCATAGTAGGCTACAAGGCTCGTTGGATGAGTCATGATGAAGCTAAATCCAGATTAAGTGGAGTAAGTGACGTAGTCATGAACAGTACGGACATGGATATGATTGATCTACAGATCATTCACCGTATTCAACAGGCGTGGACAACACAGCAATACGGATCGTTCTACACAGACCAGACCCTTAAAGGAGTGAAGCGTAACCCCTTGATTTATAAGGGATAAAATAAGTGTTGACACCCTTTAAACAACACTTTATACTTACTTTGAACTTTCGAGTTCATGCTTGTTAAAAAGACCTAAGCATGTCTTTATATAACTCGCAACCATTACATAAACTGCTTACTCATTAGGAGAAACACCATGATGTTACTACGTTATGACACTAAGAAACAATTGAAAGAAAGCATAGGTAAGCCACTGAACTATACAGAAACAAGTATGTTTGGGGCCGAATACAAACCTAACGGTAAGTTTTGCGGAGCACGTAGGCCGCATTTACTAGGCGGTAAGGGGCGAGAGTTCTTTGCTGAAATAACTATGGTTAACGGCTTGATCCATAAAGTAAGCTAAACTTTAGATTGCAATCTAAACTAACAACAGGAGAACACATAACATGTATACAACTAGAAGCATGCCCCTACGTAAAGTAGGCAAGCTGATGAGTTTTATCAGCACACTAAACGACAAACACGAAGCTAGTGAAGCCCTAAGCTATGAAATGGGGTCATGTAGTCTACGTACAGGTAATGCGTTCCTTTATGTGCAAAACATAAAAGGTAAGGTACTACCAGAAATGGAGTCAGCTATCATACAACACATCGCAACGTGTTTGGTCTTCACAGATCGTGCTAGTCTACTTGACGATCTCGCTCAACAAGAATACCTACGTCACCTGCTAATGACTAGCGGTCAGGTAGAAGTCACGTTCCGCAAGAAGAACGGTGACATGCGTACCATGAACATACACATGAACAGTATGTGGATGCGTAATAACAGTGATCTTCTTAAGATAGTACCTGTAGGAGAGTACCCTGCTACCTATGTTATGCGTAACTTACTACGTATTAAGGCAGACGACACCGAAAACACCGCGTGGACAGTGTGGGACGTAGAAGCAAAGGCGTGGAGACGTTTCAGAATGGACAGTGTAGTGCGTATCAAGTCGCAGAGTCGTTTACTACTACGTGTCGTAGATGATGCCGAGTATGAAGCAGACACCAGTACAAATAAAGACGCACTCATGGCTGACATGCAGAGCGTTATGAAGGAAATCAAGACACTGGAAGAGATATACAAAGCGACTCCATACTATGTGGAGTCCATATTATGAATATGGCAGAACAAGCAGAAGTAAGCACTACACATTTAGGTGCTTTAGAAGAAGAAGCACGTATGTTTAAAGAACTATACGAGGTACTAGAAAGCAGACAAATCAAAACAGCGTTAATACACCAACGCAAACACGCTGTGAAGCTGTTTGGTTTGAACATGTATGCAGATACTCTGGACGGCATAGCCGCTTGTTGTATCACACACGACAGTGGTGTCAGCCATGTACACTTGAATCTTATTTTGGACTACCGCATGTGGTTGAAAAGAGCAATAAGGGCTAATGAGTTACTGCCCTTTTGTGACTTAAGTGTGCTTTATGATCCTTTAGATTGCAATCCAAACCACAAAGAGGAGAACGCAAATGGGTAGACGATATTCAGATCAACGTACTGAATCCCCTCAAAAGGAAGAGCGAAACTTGATGGATTGGAAATCGTTTTCTAAATGGATGACAGGTAGAGAAGATACTTCAACGCGTGTCAGTGGTTCAGTAAGTAAGTGGACAGATGGTAAGCTGACATGTAGTCGTATTCCTGCTACTAAGCATCACCCTAACGGAGGGATGTGGCTACATCCCACATACGGAGAAGACATTAAGTGTATGTTCCCGTTCAAGCGCGAAGAAATAGATCGTATTATGGATCGTGCGGTTGGGTGGACAGAAGCAGACGGAAACAGACTATCGTACAACCTTAACACCAACAGGGAGTATCGTGTAATTATGGGTGCTCACGCTTTACAACACGAACAGGAGTACAAATGAGTAAACTAATACTGAGCTTACAGCCGCGCACTAACAGCAAAGCGTACAGGTACTTACATCGGGCCGCTATGTTAGCGTTTGACCCTGTGGATCATCCAAATGTTGCGTGTAAGATGCACGGCAGAGACAGCCCGATACCAAGGTTGACTATCACGATAAACCAACCTCAACAGGATGCCCCAGCAATACAAAGCCCTTCATCTTGGGAACAGCGTGTCTACGATAGTGCGTTAAAGAACAAACTCATAAGATTCAGGGACATGATGAGACTGTGGGGTGTTTGTGCATCGTATGTAGATTTTAAATACTTACTAGTAAAGGAGAAGAATGATGGGTAGAGTAAAGAGTTGGTTCATGAGCTTTGACGTAGTTGACACTGAACAAGAGTACGATCAAGGCGAGTACGTTACCGTTACACCACAGGATATGTTGCCTGTATATCCTAAGCACACGGTTGAGATAGGGGAAGTAGTAGTAAGCGAAGAACCTACCGCAGAGGATTGGAAAGAGTACGTACACTACATGCAGTCCAACGGGCTATAACTTAGATTGCAATCCAAAGGACATAACATGCTTATAGATATTCAACGTAAGTACGAAGAAGCGCAACTAGCGCACAGTCGTACCCGTGTACTGAATACATTTACTAAGATGGTGGCTAAAGGGGGTGGTGACAGCACCCCTGAAGGACAGGCACTTAAACGCTTAGGCTTAGACAGAGTACAAAGCACACTAGAAGAGTACTTTAGAGCACCACTAAGAGGTCACAACGCTAAACAACGTGAAGTAGTAATGGTATACAAAGGCAAAGAGGACGTACTGGCATTTATGTTAGTGTCTACAGTACTACAAGTACTCTTAAAGCACCCACAAACCATACAAAACCTTGCTACTACACTAAGTAAAGCACTTAACACGGACATGCTACTGGAAGCATTCCACAGTGAGCATCCTAAGTTACTCAACTACATAGAATATGAGTACCGCAACCGAGGACAAGAGTACATACTTAGTCGTAAACGTAGGTTAGCTAAGATGACTACTACCTTAGAGTACGGGAGTGTAGACCTTGCAGTCTGTTTACGGCTGTTAGAACTACTGCTCAAAGCTAACACAGGCATGTTTGAAGTCAAACGTAAAGCACATCCTACTAGTCGTACCCTGACAGGTAAGGTAATCAAGCTGTATTTGACTGAAGAATCACGCTTAATCATCAACAAAGTACAAGATGTACTAACTAAAATAGGAGTACTGTACAAACCGCTAGTTGTAACGCCTAAACCTTGGGATTTAAGCACCCAACGCGGCTCATCACACGGTGGATACCACTTTACAGGTACTATTCCGTTCGTAAGGCACAAAAGTAGGATAGGTAACCGTATATGGAAGCGTTTACAGACTAAACATGCAAGGGGAGCACTACTAGGTAGGGATTTCAACGTAAATAAGGACAAACCCTTGTATTTAAAGCGTTTAACTGACGTTATCAACGGGGTTCAGCGTACTGAGTGGAGAACTAGTCGCTTTATATTGAATGTAGCAAAACATATCGTAGACAACAACATAGTAGACCCACTGTCACCACCTGATAACCCTAGATGTGTAGGGGGCATACCACACATGGAGTTCTTGAACGTAGATACCATCGTGCTTATGCACAACTACGGTGAACTGTACACTACAAAGGACGGCAAGCAGAGATTTGTAAACAAGGAGGATTACAAACGCTACTACACTGCACGTGAGATAGCACTTACACGGCTAGAAGCTAACAATAGTAAACGTGTGGTTTATAAACTAGCATTGGCACTGGCTGACGAGTTCAGCGTGTATGACAAGTTTCACTTTAGCTACAGCCCTGACTTTAGGTCACGTTTATACCCTGTACAACAGTTGCTTAACCCCCAAGCTAGTTCTAATATAAAGGCACTACTAGAGTTTAAGAACGGGGTAGTACCTACGGATGAGGGCATATACTGGATCAAAATAGCTGTAGCAAATACAGCAGGCCACGACAAAGAGTCATTTGAAGACCGTATAGAGTGGGTAAACTCACACATGCAGGACATACAACAGTGTGCTGACAGCCCATTAGAGAGTACTTCTATATGGGGTAAGGCAGATGAACCACTTATGTTTTTAAGCGGCTGTAAGGCTCTTAGAGACGGTCTGAGGGGCATTCCTGTGCACTTTCCTATACCTTTAGATGGCAAGTGTAGTGGTATTCAGATATATAGTGGACTACTGCGTGACAAAGAGGGAGCGGAAGCAGTCAGTGTTATAGATTGCAATCCAAACCCTAACAGTAAGCCGTCTGACATATACAATACGGTAGTGGATCGTGTTGACTTGCTCATTAAAAGTGGGTTTCCACCTAAATCTATACAATTCACAGACAGCACAGATACTCGCAGGGAAATATCTACTGCTGTAGAGCTTAAGAGCATGGAGGGCAACATAACACGTAGTCTAGTAAAGCGGAATGTGATGACTCAACCCTACTCAGTGACTGCACATGGGATGTACGAACAGCTTAGGGAACTATTTGAAGACATAGAAGCTAACACACCTGACAAAGTGTTCTGGAAAGGGGAAAAGTGGGTATGTATACGCTTACTGGTCATACTAAACAGTAAAGCTATAAGCGAGGTAGTCAAAGGAGCAACACAAGGGCAAGAGTATATTAAAACAGTAGCGTCTATGATGAACAAAGAGGGTAAAGTACTACAGTGGACTACGCCTTTCTTTGACTTTCCTGTCATACAAGCTCAAACAGTACGTAAAGAACGCAGGATAGTCACTACATTAGGTAAGCTGAAGTTCTTAGAGCACACTGACAAGTTAGACAAGCTACGCCAGAGTAATGCTATTGCTCCTAACCTTATACACAGCTTGGACGCTACGTTGTTGTACTTAACAGTAGAACGACTACTAGCATTAGGAGTTAAGGACTTTAGCTTGATACACGACTCGTTCGGGGTAGACTGTAATAGCGTAGGTAAGCTGAATGTAGCACTACGTGAGAGCTTTGTAGAACTGTTTGAGTTTGATCCACTACTTAGTTGGTATCAACAGTTACAATCAGAGTGTGATGTCCTTCTACCTCATCCAAATACAGTAATGATTAATACATTAGACTTAAAGGAGGTAATGAACTCAAGGTACATATTTAGCTAGTCCTAGTTATCCACAGGTTATCCACAGGATATGGTTAAAAGGACACTGTATGTACAGACGATAGCAAGTACAGGGGGAGGGGGTGTGTAGTACCGTATGTAGTATCAGTACTACTAGTACCCCCGTTCAAAAGTAGACTAAAAATTTAGGAGACAAGTGTAATGAACACGGTAAAGAGAATACTACTTACTACACTATTAGTAGGAGTAGTAGGATGTAGTGAGGTGGACTTAACTAAGGTAGTGGATCAAACACCTGCTACTAGTGCTGTAGTTGAGGTGATAGAAGTACCAGTACTGAGGGAGGTAGTAGAGCTACCAGTACTTGAACCAGTAGTAGTAGTACCAGAAGTAGAAGTAGTACATGAAGAAGTAGTAGTACCCGTAGTAGAACAACAACTTATTTAATTAATGCAAAGGAGCAAGAACAATGGCTAAAGTAAAAGCATTCGTAACACCACTAGGTTCAGCAAAATGGGCATCTATTGTCACCCCTAATACTAGATGGAATCCTGACGGTAAGTATGAAATTACTGTAGAGTTTAAACCAGAGCAAGTAGTAGAGTGCAGAGCCTACTTGGAAGGTATACTCAAGGAGTTCGTAGACGTAGAAAAGCCTAAACTTAACAAGGCTAAACAGAGTGCAGTAACTGTAACTAATCCATTCAAAGATGTAGTTGATGCTGATGGTGAGCTAACAGGTGAAGTAAGTTTGAAAGGCAAGGCGTACACTACGTCCAGAGACGGTGAGCCGTTAACCGTATCCATAGCTGACAGTCAAGGTAGAGTTATGCCTAACTTTAAGAAGCTAGTAGGTAATGGTAGTAAGGTTAAGGTAGCACTGTACCCGAAAGCATACTACATTGGGAGTAGCAATACCTTTGGCGTGTCGCTTACTATTAACTCAGTACAGATAGTAGAACTGGTTGAGTATAGTCGTGATGGTTTTAAAGCAGAGGAGGGAGGGTTCGTAGCTGACGAGGCAGACTTTATTACTAAGGAGTCCGTGTCAGAAGAGGAAGCAGAGGTAAACGGAGACTTCTAATGAACAGGGATGAGGGAGAATTTATAAGACATGACCCTTGTCCTGAGTGTAGGAGTGGAGATGCACTAGCAGTATACGATTCAGGTACTGCTTACTGCTTCTCTTGCTCCACCTACATTCATAAGTATGAGGAACAAGAACAGATTGCAATCCAAAAAGGAGGGGCTAATATGACCCGTGATTCATTCGTAAGAGGTGAATACCTAGATTTAAATGCACGTAAAATAAGTAAAGAAACATGTCGCAAGTATGGATACCACGTAGCTGATGTACAAGGAGTTAAGACCCAGATAGCTGACTACTATGACAGCAAGGGTGAGCTAGTAGGACAGAAAGTAAGGTACGCAGACAAGACGTTCAAAGTAAAAGGGGAAGTGAACACCAAGCACTTGTTTGGTAGACACCTGTGGCGTGACAAGGGGAAGCAGGTAATAATATGTGAAGGCGAGCTAGACTGCTTGAGTGTAGCCGAGGCATTTGGTGCTAAGTACCCTGTAGTCAGCCTGCCTAATGGCGCACAAAGCGCAGAGCGTGTGGTCAAGAACAACCTAGAGTGGTTGGAAGGCTTTGGATCAGTACTACTGTGGTTCGACAACGACACAGCAGGCAAGGAAGCTGTTGAAAAAGTACTACCACTGTTAACAACAGGTAAGGTTAAGGTAATCACTACGGGGTACAAGGATGCTAACGATGTGCTTATCAATGAGGGTAAGTCAGCAGTTATTAGTGCTACGTATGAAGCTAGTGAGTGGAGACCTGACGGTATACTAAGAGGTGCTGACCTGTTCACAGAGTACAAAGAGAAGCAGGTGTTTGCTAAATGTGACTACCCGTACCCTAAACTAAACGAGATGTTCAAAGGACTACGTAAGGGTGAGTTAGTTACGTTTACAGCAGGTTCTGGTATGGGCAAGTCAACTGTGGTTAGAGAGATAGCTTACGACTTGATGCTTAAGCAGGGACAACGTATAGGTTACGTAGCGTTAGAAGAGAACTGGCGAAGAACACTGACTAGTTTCTTAGGCATGTATGTTAACAAGCCTTTGTACTACGATGATGAGCTTACACCAGAGGAAGAAAAGGAAGCATGGGACGAGACGATAGGCAAGGAACGACTGTACTTGTACGATCACTTTGGGTCTATTGAAACAGACAACCTGCTTAACAAGATACGTGTCATGGTTAAAACATGTGGTGTAGACTACATTGTGTTAGACCATGTAAGCATAGTGGTCAGTGGTATGGATACATTCGATGAGCGTAAGGCGATTGACAAACTGATGACTGACTTACGTAGCTTAGTAGAAGAAACACAGGTAGGTATGCTTATCATCAGTCACTTACGTAGGACAGGTGAGAACAAGAACCATGAGGACGGAGCACAGATCAGCTTAGGACAGCTACGTGGGTCAGGTGCTATTGCTCAACTGTCTGATGCAGTGATAGGATTAGAGCGTGATGCACAGCACGAAGAGGATGGGGATACAATTAATATACGTGTACTTAAGAACAGGTTTGCAGGTACATTAGGGCAAGCTGATACTCTAAGGTACGACCACACAACAGGACGTATAAATGCTGTACTCACGGTGGAGGAAGAGGAGATAGACTTTGACAACCCTGACTTTTGATCTAGAAACAGACGGACTGTATCGTGAGTGCACACGCATTCACTGTGCTGTTATTTATGACCACGATGAAGACAGATACCATACGTTTGATCCTACAGATGTACATAGATTACCTGAGATTCTCAAGGAAGCTGATGTACTGATAGGACACAACATAGTAGGGTTTGATGTACCTGTCATTAACAAGTTGTTTGGTATTGATCTGCATCCACACTGTAAGTTGATTGATACTTTCTTACTCAGCAAGTTAGCGTACTACGACATAGAAGATCACTTAGCTATGTCAGAACCCTGCGACCCTAAGTTAAAGAGTAGTCACGGACTCAAAGCATGGGGTCAGCGTCTTAAGTTACACAAAGGAGACTATGGTACGCAAGAGGATGCGTGGACGGAGTACGACAAAGATATGTTGGACTACTGCAAGCAGGACGTTAAGGTAACCACTACTTTGTATCGTCACCTGATGCGTAGAGGCAACGTACCGCAACGTGCTCTTAGACTTGAGCAAGACTTTGCAAGAGTGATACAAAAGCAGACAGCTAAGGGTTGGTACTTTGATGTAAAGAAAGCACAGCAGTTACATGTACAGCTACATCAACAACGGGAAGAGATAGAACGAGAGCTTAGTACAGTATTCTTACCAATGTACTGTGGTACTAACACAGACCATATAACTGAGCCTGCTAAAATCAAGACCTACAAGAAGGGTACGTACATAAGGAAGTGTGCTGTTACAGGTGTACGAGTAGAGTATGGTACTCATACTCCTATTAAACTAACAGAGTTTAACGCAGGGAGCAGACAACACATACATAGGTGGTTACATGCTATGTACAAGTGGAAACCTAAGAAGTATACAGAGAACGGCAGTGCTATCATTGACAGTACTGTTCTTAATGCGCTACCTTATCCTGAAGCACAATTGTTAGGTAAGTACTTTGAGTTGCAGAAGATATTAGGTATGTTAATAGAAGGAAAGAATGGATGGTTGAAAGTAGTAAACGATGAGAGCAGGATTAACGGGGAGCTTGATACTATTGGGGCTGTTAGCGGCCGCTGTACACATAGGTCACCCAATCTCGCACAAGTACCATCAAGCAGAGCATTTAAAGGAAAGGAATGCAGGGAACTGTTCACAGTCCCTACAGGAAAAGTCCTTATTGGGTGTGATGCTAGTGGACTAGAGCTTAGGATGTTAGCACACTACATGGCGGCATACGATCACGGGGAGTACGCTAAACAAGTAGTGCACGGAGACATACATACAGTCAACCAACAGGCGGCAGGACTAGCTACTAGAGATCAGGCTAAGACTTTTATATATGCTTTTCTGTACGGAGCAGGTGCTAGTAAGCTAGGCTCTATCTGTGGTAAAGGTGCGGCACATGGTAATAGGCTTAAGGAAAGATTCTTTGACTCACTACCTGCTGTGAAGCAGTTGATGGCGGCAGTCGATCATGCTATAGCACCTAAGTATGACAACGGTCAGAAGCAAGCCATGAACCTACGAGGTATATCAGGAAGGTTACTGTACATACGGTCACCCCATAGTGCTCTTAATACTCTGTTACAAAGCGCAGGTGCTTACGTGATGAAGTACTATACGGTACAATTAGATATACACTTACGGAAGTATGGAGACAAGGTATCATTTGTAGGTAACATACACGATGAGGTACAGCTAGAAGTAGACGAAGATATAGCAGAAGAAGTAAGGGTAATATGTGAGGATACCTTTGATACAATAACTAAGATGCTTAAGTGGCGGTTGCCTTTAGAGGGCGAGGCTAGGATAGGCAGAACATGGAATGACACACACTAAGGAGACGAGTATGAAACCAGTTACATTTGATATACCTATGCCGCTTATCAAAGGCAAGGGAGGGGTGCAGAGATTATTAAGTGCTAACCTGTATAGGAACGCTTACTTTCACACACTGAACGCAAGTAAAGTAGAGTACGACAGTGTAATAGACAACGTACTGTCTACTTTAAAGCCCTTTACAGTACCCGTTAAGATGGAGTTTAAGTTTTACTTTACTACTAAGCGTAGAAGGGACATAGATAACTTCTTGTTTCCTGTGTCTAAGTATCTTTGTGACAGCTTAACCAAGCGAGGTATTTTAGTAGACGATAACATGAAGTACTACCCTGAAGTGTCGGCTCAGTATGGAGGACAGGACGAGGACAACCATGTTACTGTCACTATATGTAAAAGCAAAGTTAGTGTTAAAGAATTGGATTGCAATCCAAGAGCAGGTAAGTTAAAAGGAGAAGAGGAATGAACCAAGACATGTCAACTATATCCTCAAATGTAAAGGATGTCATAACGTGGAACTTAGTAAGGAACAATCTACACCTAGATGAGCAACTAGAAGAGGACATGCTGAGTGAGGAACTCAACGAGTTCTTTGTAGCCGAGTCAATTGAGGAGCACTTAGATGCGTATGCTGACTTTAGGTATGTGATGGAAGGTACTACTGCTAAGTTCTTAGGTAACGGAGTACCTGACCGTGACATGTTAGCGTGGTGGACTAGAGTTAAGACATGGGGGCAGGCTTCTATTGACTACATGGACTCTGTGATACGTGAGCACTTCTTTACTACTTACGTAAACATGACAGACGAGATTGTTGACAACATATTGGGGGAGGTATTTGCTGTTATATGTGAAGCTAACAACAAGAAGCCCACAGATAATACGGATGTCAAGGTGGTTAAAGGGGACGCATGGGAAGACCCTACTTCTAATCTTACAGACATAGTGCAGTGGTTCACCCAAGACACAAAGAAAGGAGCACATTGATATGGTGTACATACATACGGCAACACGTAAGTTAAATGATGTTTCACCTGCGGAGTGGGATAAAGTGACTAACCCTGACTACTATACTAAAGGGAGGACTGAGGCTATTGATTACATAATGGACAAGGACATGTCGTTTGCGGAAGGTAATGTAATTAAATATGTGACTAGGTACAAGTCTAAGAATGGGGTGGAAGACCTGAGAAAAGCTAAGTGGTATCTGGAACGGATCATAGCGTATGAAGAAAGCAAACAAGGAGGGACGAGTGAGAAATGAAGACTACTGTGACTTTGTGCATTCTAAACACAGTGTGAGTGACAGCCCAGAAGAGTGGGAGAAGAATGTAGAACAGTATCTCCATTACTTGAACAAGACAGGCTACAAAGTACCAGTAGATAGAGTAATGGAAGCGATAGGAGTGGCAAGACTAGCGGCAATAGCTACAGATATAGAGAGCGAACACGACTTTAATTGTAAAGTGTGTAACCCTAATAATACAAGGAATATGAATGAGTAATAAGTTGATTAAGTTTAGCGCAAAGTGGTGTAAGCAGTGCGTGACCTATCAATCCGTATGGGATCAAGTAACTAAGGGACTTAAAGGGTGGGACATAGAAGAGGTGGCAGTAGATCAGGAGGATGGTATGGACTTAGCAATTACTTATGGTGTGAAGGCGTTGCCTACTACGATAGTGATTAAAGACGATGACATTACTATACTCAGAGGAGTGCAGTCTAAAGGCGAGCTACATGTTGCAATGGCGAGCATAGGATAAGGAGAGTAAGGATGAAAGCACTGGTAGATGCAGACAGCATCGTGTACAAGTACGCCAGTATTCATCAGGATGTGGTGCAGTGGGACTCAGAAACTAAGACAGTATTTACAGACTTAGCGCAGGCTAAGGAAGGTTTTAAGCGACACGTAGAGAGCATACTACGTAAGACTAAAACAACAAGTGCTTTACTGGTCATGAGTCCCACGACTAACTTCAGGTATAAGGTACTGGACACTTACAAGTGGAATAGAAAGCCAAGTGAGAACCCATTACAATTACTTATGCCACTGAAGAGGTGGGTGTATGAGGCTTTTGATACTTATATACCCTGCTACGTAGAGGCTGATGACTACTGTGTGTGGAGGATGTTAAAAGAACCTAAGAAGTGGGTACTCTGTCATATAGACAAGGACTTGAACCAAGCTAAGGGTAAGCATTACAACTACACGACAGAGAGGGGATACCATGTAACACAGGAAGAGGGGGAGTACAAGTTCTACGAGCAAACACTAGCAGGAGACAGTAGTGATGGATACAAAGGATGCCCAAGCATAGGAGTGAAACGCACTGCTACTATTCTTGATCCTGCCACCTTAAAGAAGAACAAACAAACAAGGTGGGAAGCTGTGGTTGCTACTTACAAGAGTAAAGGACTTACTGAAGCAGATGCACTACAGCAAGCTAGAGTGGCTAGGATGTTAACGCCTGCTGAGTACGATGGGCATGATTCAATTAAACTATGGACACCTACTAAGGGGGATAAATGACTGAGATAAGAGTAGAGCACAATATAGTTATAGACTACACTAGGGACGATGCACTGAGTGACTTTAGTAAAGCTACTTTAAAGGACAGGTATTTAAAAGAAGGGGAGTCACCCCAAGATGCGTTTGCACGTACCGCACATGCCTTTAGTGACTCAGACACGATGGCACAACGTATCTACGACTACGCCAGTAAGTTATGGTTTAGTTTCAGCACACCAGTACTAGCCAACAGTAGCACGAACAGCAAGGGATTACCTATCAGTTGTTTCTTAAGCTACGTAGATGACAGTATTAAAGGACTCAACGATCATACACTAGAATCTAGGTTATTGTCCGTTGCAGGTGGGGGAGTAGGAGCACACTGGTCTGATGTTAGGGGTAACAATGTCAAGAGCGGTGGTGTTATTCCGTTCTTAAAGACGCAGGATGCTGACGTATTGGCTTACCATCAAGGGAGCACTAGGCGAGGGGCGTATGCGGCCTACATGCACATACGACACCCTGACGCTCAAGAGTTTATGAGTATTCGTAAGCCTACAGGTGGGGACAGTAATCGTAAGAGCTTAAACATACATCACGGTATTGTTATTAACCAAGAGTTTTTAGACGCTGTTAGGCATGATGCTGATTGGTACTTTGTAGCACCTGAGACAGGCAAGGTCACTGGTAAAGAAAAGGCGAGGGAACTGTACAAGACTATCTTGACTACACGACACCAGACAGGTGAGCCTTACATCATGAATGAGGATGTAGTACATGAGCTACAGCCGATAGCACACAAAGAACGAGGGCTTAAAGTACATGGAAGTAACTTGTGTGCTGAGATAATGTTACCTACTAATGAAGATCGTACTGCTGTTTGTTGTTTGAGTTCGTTGAACTTAGAGAAGTACGATGAATGGAAAGATACATATATTGTTGCTGACTTAGTAAGGTTCTTAGACAATGTACTGCAATACTTTATAGACACTGCTGATGCAGAAGACTATAAGAAAGGTATCTACTCGGCTGTTCAAGAGAGGAGCATAGGGATAGGTGCTATGGGATTCCATTCGTTGTTACAGAAGAAAGGTATTCCCTTTGAGTCTGCACTAGCTGTGTCCTTGAACAGGACTATATTTAGTGACATAAAGTACAGAGCGCAGAGAGCTAGTGAACGGCTAAGTGACGAGCGAGGAGTACCTAATGACATTAAAGGAACGATGGATACTGAACGCAGGAACACTCATTTATTGGCTGTTGCTCCTAACGCTAGTAGTAGTATTATTGTTGGCACGAGTCCTAGTATTGAGCCTTATAAAGCTAATGCTTTCCTGCAAAAGACTGCTAGCGGTAGTTTCGTTGTACGTAACAAGTACTTGCAAGAAGTACTAGAGCAGTACTATACAGACGATACGGCTATGACCTTAGACGAGTGTTGGAAGTCTATACTAGGGAACAACGGGAGCGTACAACACTTAGATTGGCTCACAGAGTGGGAGAAGGATGTATTTAAAACAGCTATTGAGATCAATCAGTCGTGGGTAGTACAACACGCAGTAGATCGTCAGCCCTATGTGTGTCAGAGTCAGAGTGTTAATCTGTTCTTTCCACCTGAAGTAGAGTGGTACTACTTACACAAAGTACACTGGAAAGCTATGACTGAATTGAAGAGTTTGTACTATCTCAGGACAGAAGCTACAAGTAGGGCAGAGAATGTAAGTAAGCAGATTACACGTAACGTAATTGAAGTGGATGATAACGAATGTTTAGCATGTGAGGGATAAATGGAAGTAAAATTAATAGACTATATGGGAGATGACCTCACTGTAGTTAATGCCGCTAGAGTAAGTATGGATAAGGAAAGTGATTGGAGACAAAACAAACACTTAAATTGGGTTATAAAAGAAGAAGACAAGAAGTTAATTAAATATTTAGCTAAACATAAGCACTGGACACCATTTGCACATCCACAGATTACACTACGGGTGAAAGCTCCTGTGTTTGTTAGAGTGCAGTGCTTTAAACATAAGGTGGGCTTCACTGAGAATGAGATAAGTAGACGATATGTAAGCAGTGAGCCTACGTTCTATGACCCTGCTAAGTGGCGCAAGAAAGCCGACAACATTAAACAAGGGAGTAGTAATGAAACTATTGATGTATTACCTAACCTTCTTAACAAGCCAGTTGGAGAAGCGTATCGTGATTTGTTACTACATAGTATTAATCTATACAATGAGTTACTTGATGAAGGAGTATGTGCAGAACAAGCACGTATGGTACTACCACAGAGCATGGAAACAGAATGGTATTGGACAGGCTCACTTGCATCATTTGCTCGGTTCGTTAAGCAGAGGACGCATGCTACTAGTCAATATGAAACTAGAGTTGTTGCTGAAGCATGTGCCACTCTAATTGAACCATTGTATCCAGAATCGTGGAAGGCTTTAATGTATGAAGACAACAAAGAATGATATAACAGGGGATCGACTAGTAAGCAAGACTAGTGACAAGTATAGAGACAACTATGATGCTATCTTTAAACCAGTTCAGATAACTTATGACCTCAGTCCTCGTATCAGTAAAGGTAAGATGTGTATACCAGAGGAAGGGGGGAAGCAACTAGCGTGTATAAGTTATGAAGACTTTAAGCTGTATGGGTGGGATCGCAAGTATATGTGGACTGAAACAAAGGAGGAGATTAAGTGAAAGACAAGTATGACTTTATATACGGAGTAAACAAAACTAAGCACACACCGACAGGGGATGAATTGTTTGATTGGGCGTGTATTTTCTTAACAGGGTTCACCGTAGGTGTGCTGTTGTTCTAAGAGTTTGGATTGCAATCTAAATAAACAACTAATAGGAGACTGAAATGTATAGCAATATATTCAATCCAAGGGACTCGTATAGACCTTTTAAGTACGAGTGGGCTTACGAGATGTTCAAAGAACATGAGAAGATGCACTGGACTAGTGAAGAGATACCACTACACGAGGACGTTAAGGATTGGCAGACTGTACTCACGGAGGATGAGAAGTTCTTGATTCGTAACATACTACTACTGTTTACACAGGCAGATGTAGATGTAGCTAGTGGGTACTACGATAAGTTGATTCCTTTGTTCCCTAGTCCTGAGTTGCGCATGATGATGGGGTCTTTCGCTAACCGAGAAGCTACCCACATTGATGCTTACTCCTTACTTACCGACACACTAGGGTTTAGTGAAGACATATATAGTGAGTTCAGGGACTATCCTGTCATGGCACGTAAGCATGATTACATAGGAAAATTTAACCCCTCTAAATGGCATCCTAAAGACGTAGCTAAAACACTAGCTGTGTACTCAGGGTTTACCGAGGGACTTCAGTTGTTCAGTTCATTTGCTATGCTACTTAACTTTCAACGCTTTGGTAAGATGAAGAACATGGGAGTAGTAGTAGAGTGGTCTATCAAGGATGAGACTAAGCACATAGAAGGCATGACAACAGTGTTCCGTACACTAATAGCAGAGAACCCTAAGCTGTGGACTGATGACTTTAAGCTAGAGCTATATGAGATAGCAAGAGAAATGGTAGAGCTAGAGGACGCGTTTATAGACATGTGTTTTAGTAAGGGGAGTATAGAAGGCATAAACAGTAGTGAAATGAAGCAGTACATACGCTACATAGCAGATCGTAGGCTTATGCAACTAGGTCTTAAAGCTAACTGGCAGGTTGAGTCTAACCCATTACCTTGGATTGATGAGCTACTAGGCAGTGTAGTACACACCAACTTCTTTGAAGCACGTAGCACAGAGTACAGTAAAGGAGGAGTCAAGGGAGACTTCAAAACATTAACATTCCCGAAGATCAAGGGTAATAAGTAAAAGGACACTATATAATGGATAGATTACCATCACAAACCGTTGATTTAATTACACAACTAGACAAGATGTATCCTGACAACTTCCCTATTAACGACTTAGGCATTATAAGTCCTTATGAAATGGGTAAGAAAGCAGGAGTCATTGAGTTAATACGGTTATTTAAACACTTACAAGAGAAAGGAGAATAATATGGGTGGATCACCTCCCGTTCCTGCACCACCACCAACACCACCTGCCCCTGCTCCTGCACAGCCTGTAGAAGAAGCTATCTTTGAGCCTACAGCAGATGAGTCAAGTGACAAAGAGAAGAAGTTAAAGGCTATTAAACTAGGCAAGAAACGCTTACAAGTTCCTGTATCAGGTGGGACGAAAGCGGGCGTAAATAGGGGGACTTAGATATGGGTGGAACACCTGCATTAATTAAAACTCAAGCACCTGCTCCTACTAAAACAGACATGGCAGAAGGTATAGAGTTTAAACCTAGAGAAGTCAAGGCAACAGCTAAACCTACTACTAAAACTAAGAAACTAAAGATAACACCTAAAAAAGCAGGTGCAAAAATGGGTGTAAATACAGGGTATTAACCCCTAGATAAGAGGTTCAACATAAAATGGCAATAGAGCAGGAAGAAACAACGTCTCTAAAGTCTAGGTGGTCTAAGTTAGAAACCAGTAAGACTACAGTGCTTGACAGAGG